GCAACGGCGTTGGCACTTGCTTGGTTGGCGGAGGTGGTAGTGCTGTAGCCGACGAAGCCGATGGCCTCGCCCTTGTTACGAACGGTTGCCTGCGTGATGAGTTGACGGCTCAAGAACTGGTGAACCGTGGTGCTCACGCTGAGAGGAACGATGACATTCGCCTTCTGGTTGGTTCCGGGCAGGGCGGTTGTCAAGGTCTGGATGGCGCTGATAAAGTCAGCGTCCGAGGCCACATTGAGACCGGCTTGCTTCGGGACCTGAATGACGCCGAACTGCTGTGCGCCGTTCTGAGTCATCAACTGAATACCGAGCGACACCCGGTTGATGGTGCTCGGCTGACCGTAGGCGGCGTAAGCGTCGGACGGGTTGGTATAAAGGGTGATTGCCATGTCCGCTGCCGTCTTTTCGGTCTGGAAGCTGACGTAGTAGTACTCACCGATGCTCGGCTGATTGGCGGACGGAGCAAAGGTGTTGATGATGGCGGTATCCCCGGCGTTGGCACCAAAAGTGGTAATGACTTCGGTGTGGAGACCGGCGATGGCTACCAAGTTGTTCGGCTCCGCCGTGCTGAAAGGAACGTAAACGGTTCCCGTTACACGGGGGGTTTCGCTGCTGACATCGAATACCAGTGTGTCGCCCGGCTGGAAGTTGTACTGGGGCGTCGGGAGACTGGTGTATCCGTAGTCAAGGGCATCTTGTGGGTTGACGATGGTGAACTTGAGACCGGTGATTTCGTCAACATACGTCTGGTCAAGGTAGCCCACATTGGTGCCTACTCCACCGGAACCCGAACCCTTGGGGTTGCTGGAGGTAACGAGGTACCGGAGAGCATAAGGCTCCGGGGAACTGGGGTCCACACCGCCAGCGAGGTTCAGGGGAGCAGCAGTCTGGATGGTCCCTGCCGTCTTAAGGTTGGCAAGTACCGTTCCAAAGGTGGTGCTGATACCGGAACCGGCGAGGTCGATGACTTGGCTGGTGGTCGTCACACCGTTGAAGGTGATGGCGTTTCCAACCACGCTGACACCGTAGCTGCCCGTGGTATTGAAAGCGACTGTGATGGCATCTCCACCGGAACCGGGGGTCGTAGAGAAGAAGAGAATTCCCTGTGCCAAGAGGTATGCCTGTGCGCCCGGATTAGCATCCTTGGTGTATTCATCATTTTGGAACGTCAAGGTGACAGTCTCATCCACTTCACCCGGAGAATCATAGAGGTCCGGGAAAGCGAAAGGCCACACAATATCTGTCTGATTGAAAGCACCGGATTCGGTGACGACACTGTGGACGGCATCAAACGATACCACCGGCAGAATACGTCCTACCTCATCCTTCATCTTATAAGTGCCCTGTCCGGGGATGCCGGGGTTGACCACAGTGAGTGTGTAGGAGTGGTCATGCAGCGTGTTGCGGTAGTAACTGGCATACACGTTGTTTCCAGCGCCGGGAGCGTTGTAGAGAGTAAAGCTCCCCGTGCTTCCGGTCAGTTGAATGACCCGCTCGGAAGTGCCGGGATAGTAGTTACCCAGAGCTTCCACGGGGTTGGTGCCGACGAAGACCATGATTTTGACTGGGTTGTCAGTTACCCTGCCGAGACCGCTGCCATCCACGGGGCTATCGGGCAGTGTGAACGTGAGGTTCTTGCCGTTGGCAACTCCCGTGCAAGTGCGGAGGAACACCTTCTCATCCACGAGGGTGGTGAGAATCTGAGTCGGACCGAAGGGAGTAAAGCCCGTGGTGGAACTTCCCACCAAGGTCTGACTGCCTGCGCCCCAGTTGATGACCGCATTTCCGACTGAATCCAGACCAAGATTGTAGTCCGTATCTTGGACGAAATCGGCCCGGTTAGGTCCCAAACCAACTTCGATGATGGAGGTGACATTCTGCGCCGGAATGATGTCATAGGTGTTCTGGTAAGTGTTGGTGTAATAGGTGATGGTGACGGTGGACGGGAAGGCCACGGGATTCTTAACCGTGACGAGACCTTCCGCACCGTTAACGGCGGAGACCGTTACGGGGGTGCCGTTCACTGTGACTGTAACCTTGCTGGGGTCAGTAGTGACCACCCCACCGCCGCTACCGTCTACGATGGGAACATGCTCAACCTTGAAAACAGTGTTGGTGTTGGGTCCTGCACCACCCGAGAGGAAAGTCGGGGAGATGGTTGCAGCCGGGATGGGAGGAGATTGGATGGCGGGCTGAGTCGCCGTGAGGTAACCAGCGTCCAAGGTGGGAATTCCCGCCTGCACGAGGTTATAAATGTCCTCAAGGGTACGCTTGCCGCCGCCGACCTCGGCGATGTCGATACTGATATGGTCCGTACCGGCTCCGCTGACCGCCTGTGTGTCCAGCACGCCGATACCCGGAGGCGAAGACAGGGTGTCATCGAAGATGGTGAGACTGACAAGGTTGCCTGTAACGCCGGGGAGCTTGGTGCTGATGACCATGGAGTCGCCGCCCGGAGGACTGGCGATGTTGTTGTAAATCGTCAGTGTGGCAAAGGAGGGAACTTGGTCCGAGTCATCCTCATTGGTAATGAGGGTATCGGTCCGGGCGAAATAGTAACTGATTTCCACGTTCTGACCCGGAGTGATGAGTTCTTGAGTGGTGAACTCGCCTGTCTGACCCACGAGGGAGATAACCGTGCCGGGCACGCCGTCGATGGTTATCTGAACCTGACTGGGGTCATTGGTGACCGTTCCCGCTCCAGTTCCTCCACCTGCCAGACCAACTGCCGCCGCTGTGACCACCGGGAAATAGGTGGTATGGAGGGTATTGGTGATTGCCGTGACTTGGTTGGAGATATTCTCGTTCACCACCTGCGGGCTAGCGACAGAGGACGAACCACGGAAAAGCTCCACGTTGTCCTGTTCAAAGAACTCCTGTCCTTCACCGATGATGACCGGGATACGGTTGTTCGTAAAGAGGGGCTGACCCGCTCCAGAAATGATAACCGAGGTGTAAACTCCGGGGGGTGCATAGCTTCCAAAGAGTGCCATAGTAAGTCTCCTCAATTTTCAGCTATTAGGCCGCTGAACGGGCATTTATTTCTTGCTCCTCAACTATGGGGATGAAAGTCTAATTCTTGCTTCGATTGCAAGAGATAAACCCTCATTCCCCCAGAACCTTGGGCTGCGCCGAGGGTGGAATTACCACCTCCCGGAGCTTGGTGCCCGGCAGGGTACGGTAGCTCTCACTGCTTGTGGCGATGAGGGCCTTTTCCCCCGACTCCTTGCGAACTTTGTCCCTAACTGCTTGGCGCTCATGGATTTTCTCCCAGCGCTTTTCGGCATCTGCTCCCACCACCACATCAAAAGTGGGATTTGACATATTGTCTGTCTTGAGGCCCGGCGCACCCTTAAGCTGGTAGACGCATTTTCCTTTACAGTTGGGTCGGATGCAGGGGCGGTCTTCAAAAGTGGCCTTGTTCATGGGCATGAGTTCTTCAACAAGGACTCCGCAGGTATCACAGCGGAAGGCGTATATAGCCATAGTTAGATTTCCTCTTTTTCTTTCCACTCTGCCACGTATCTAATAAAAGCTTCCAAAGGTCCGGGATTGTTTTCTAAACGACCCAATATGACATTGCAAGAAGTGCAAAGAAGCCCTCGATTGTTTTTAGTCTTGTGATTATGGTCCACACACAACCTTCGTTTGGCACGACATGCTGTGGGGGGTCTTTTACAGATTGCACACACACCACCTTGCTTTTCAAATTGAGCAGCGTATTCCTCTTGAGTCATTTTGTACCGATATTTAATAAGCCAACAACCCGGAAGATTCTCAGTTCTTTTCTTAAACAACTCATTTCTTCTTGTTGGACTTGTGGTAGCCATGATTCGAGAGTTCCTACATCTTCTACATACGTGTCTACGACCAACCGTATCTCCATTACGGAATAGTTGAAATTCCTCCTCAGACTTAGGGGTATTACATTTTCGGCACTGTATGAGTTCCGCCATGGTGTATCAATATAGATTGCCATAGTCTATTTTCTAGTTCGATTGACTTTCCGTTTCTTTAGGCAGGAGAGCCAGATGGAGACACTTAATCAAGGGAAAACACTGGGACCGGGGGACCTTAGTATCCTTGTCCGGGATTCCAAAGGACGGATGGTTGACCCCGTGTCAATCTCCTATTCAATATTTCAGATAACGGAAAAGATCCCCGAAGTGGGGCAGCGGGCATATGAGTATGATGCCGAGCAACCAAACCACATGGGGCGGCTGCCCGAAGATAGCCTCATTCTTTCCACTGAACCCCGGATGTGCCCTCGCCGGGCCTCCGTGGGGGCTTACTGGGTCAACATGACCATACCCACCCTGTGGCGGGGAATCTTCCGGCTGGTCTGGTATCTTATCCAATATGAAGGAGAGCCGGAAACACGGGTCTATGAGGATTTCGTCGTTCAGCCCATCGACCCGGCTGATTCCGCCTTCGAGGCTCCCTCTGTCATTATTACACCGCATCCCCTGACCAAGAATAAGTACACACCGGCCATTATGGCAGTCCGGGAACTCATCAGCGATACCAACCCAGACCGCAACTACCACTTCCGTCCACCGACGCCGGGGAAGGTGGTTGCCGGGTACACCACTCGTGTAGGGTATATCTGGCTTGACTCCACTATACTAAGGATGCTTGACATTAACATTAGCAAGTTGAACACGTGGAACCCTAAGAACTTGACGAATTACAGCCTTGAGAACCTTCCAAAGGATTGGGGAAATTGTGCAGCAGTGGGTGCGGCGGCATCCTGTTTGTCCGCTGAGGGCGCACGTTGGGCGGCTGATGAGTTCAGCTACAGCTTGAATGGGGTAAGCTTGGACATCAACAAGTCCAGTCTTTACCTAAGTTTATCCCAAAGCTATGGTCAGGAGTTCCAAGAATGGGCACCCCTGATTACCGCTATCCGGCCTTACAGTGCAGGATTAAGACAACAGCGTTGGCTCCTCGGATAGAAAAACAACTTTCTCGGTATTTATATGAGGGGGTTGTGTATGTTCATCTATCTGATTGTCAACCACGAGACTGGGAAGTACTATGTCGGTCAGCATAAGGGGAACAACCTAAAAAAATACCTACAGCAGAAGTTTCATCACGCTCAAAAGGGAATCTCCAGTCGTTCCCGTCTTTATAACTCCATGCGTAAGCATCCCCTTCCCTCTTCTTGGTCCATACACGCCCTCCGGGCCGACATCCAAACAAAATCCGAATTAGACGAGACGGAGCGGGACTTCATCAAATTTCTTAGGGCAACTGACCCTGAATATGGCTACAACATATGCCGGAGAGGGGAGGGGTTCACGGGGCCGCACGGACCTGCGGCGAGAGCCAAGGTGACCGAAGCTCTGAAACAAAGATGGGCGCAACCGAACTTCCGGGAACACTGGAGTGAGATTATGAAAGGGCATCCTACATCACAAGAGACTATCGACAAGATTAAGGCTGCCCGTGTCTTGCAGGACGAAGCACCACGGGCCGAAGGCTGTAGGAAGTATGCGGCAGAGCACCCCAAAGAAATGTCAGCACGCCTGTCCCACGAGGCCCACATACTGGGGGGCAGGGCTGGAACACGGGAAGCCAAGCAAAGGGCCGCCAAAATCAGCATTGAAAGAAACAGCCGTAGGAAAGCCCAACATGTTCGCTGGCATGTCAACCGAGGGTTGATTAACCCAGAATGTTTACTTTGTAAACCATCTTTGTAGGAGGAATATGCTCCATATCCTCGGAGATAACGGTGATAACCCTCAGATATCAATGACGGGGCGGCCGGACGGGACTTGGCGCATCATTATCACGGGCGTGAAAGACGCTCTCATCCTACCCAGTGGGCAAGACTTCTGCCCTGATTCGGATGAGCCGGTAAAATGCCCTTATTGTAAGAAACCGAGGTAGGACTTGAAGCGAATCATCTTTCTTCGTCATCCTCAGACGGCCTACAACATGGAGCCAATTCGGCTCCGGGGGGCGCTTGACATCCCTCTGTCCCCGGCTGGATTCGCTCAGATACCACTGATAGTTGAAAAATTAAGGGGTCAATACTGCTGCATCAAACAGGTGTATTCCAGCCCATTGGAGCGGGCTTCCATATTGGCAACCACTGTAGCCCATGAGTATGGGTTAAAGGTAGATAAACTAGACGGCCTCAAAAGCCGAGACTACGGCATTATGAATGGCAAACCTGTAGATGAAGTAAAGGATGTACTGGGAATCCTTGCTACGGGAGCGGGCCGGGATTTGTTCCCCAAGGGTGGGGAATCCATGAACACTTTCCTCGAAAAGTTGATAGAAGCCATTAAGCAAATCATTTATCAAGCTCCCGAGGATGGGGAGGTTCTAGTCTGCACTCACCTCCAGAACATCATGCTGGGGACGAAGTGGTTATTCAATGGATTGCCGGAAATATCCGACTTCACATTCACTTACAGTGAGGCGAATGAAATACCACCGGGTGAGTGGATAGAGGTGAAAAGGGATTGGGTGGTGGTGAAGAATGATTAGCGAATTACTGGTCATCAATTCGAGTTATGTTGGCAGCCGGGACCTGTGGTGGGTGGACGACCCCGAGGCAACGAGGGGCTATAATATCTACCGGGCCTACGACCATCCAAGCAATTGGAAAAAGCTCAATAAGGGAACATGGCGGGGACACTTCTGGAGAGACCAAGCTTACCTTGAAAAGGTGGAGTTCATTGTACGCCCGCAGGACTGGGTAGAACAGGGAGAGTTGGGCCGCTGGGGTTTCAAGCTCCCAGAGATCCCCTATTCCAACATTGTGGCGACTCGTCCCATGGTAGCCAACAACCCTGATGACATAAAGATTGTCCTCACCGACATGTTTAACAATAAGAGTGAGATACGTCCCACAGAGGTACGGGCACTAGACCAGACCGTCTGGTTCCCTATGGACAACACTCTTGCCAAGGGTGGAGCGGTGTCGGATACAGCGGTGGTTTCCACGGATAACGTCGTCGTCGCCAACTATGCTGGCATTCAGGAAGTAAAGGCATTTTTCAAGAGGCTAGCCAACTACGTGGACATCTACACCTCGCTGGCACGGCAATTCTACACGGTAGTAGGGGTGGGTGATGGCGGAGAAATCCACAAGCCCGGAGCACCAGCCGCTCCCGTTGTGAATACCCAAGAAGTAGACCAGATTACTTGGGAATACAAAGAAATGGTAAACCGCAACCACTGGGTTTTTGAACAGGTGGGCGAACCCGCTTATATAATGTTTCGCCGGACCCGTGGAGAACCTTGCGGCTGCGTGCGCCCCGAGGCGGGAATGGGTACTCCCCGTCACGGATGCAAAGTTTGCTTTGAAACCGGGGTCGTCGGAGGTTACTACGGTCCCTATGACTTTCTCTACGTCCCCCCTGACACGGCGCTTGTCCGTGAACTGGACGAAGGCGGGGGTATCAAAGCGACCCGTGAATCGAAAAGTTACCTGACCAATACCCCCATTGTACAGGATGGTGACCTCATCATTCGCCGGACTGGGGAACGTCTGGTCATTCACGGCGTCACTTACAAACAACCGAGAGGCATACTCCTCCAACAGGACTTCGGCGTTCAATTACTGACCGAGGGTGACACCCGTTATCTCATTCCCATCAACACCGGCCTGCCGACACTTTACAACCCCATCTATCGGGATAACCCGGACCAAGGCATCGACCCGCTCCACCTTAAGGGTGATGGAGAACCTATCGTGAATATCCGGGAGCAACCGGATAAGCCTTTCGAGAACACTATTGAACCCCCGGTAGGGAGGACCGTCACGTTTGGGAGGATACAAAATTAGAAAGTAAAAAACGAACTTTCCAAAGCACTTATAGGAGGAAGGTTCATGTTCATTTATCTTATTGTCAATCACGAAACCGGGAAGTACTACGTTGGACAGCACAAAGGGGATAACCTTAAAGCCTACTTGCAGCGTAAATTTTCCGCCGCAAAACACAATGAGGGTAAGGGGGGTTCTTATTTATTCGCCTCTATGCGTAAACATCCCCTTTCCTCCTCTTGGTCCATTCATGCCCTTCGTTCGGATATCCAAACAAAAGAAGAGCTTAACGAAACCGAGAGGGATTTTATCAAATTTCTGCGGTCACAAGACCCCGAGTATGGGTACAACATTTGTAAGGGTGGGGAAGGACATACAGGACCGTTATCTCAAGAAACTCGTCAAAAAATATCTACTCACCACAAACAAATGTGGACTAACCCTGAAATAAAACAACATTTCTTAACACAAATGATAGTGGGGCATAGGAATAGTTCATCGTGGCATACCCCGGAAGGTCTTGAAAAAATTAAACAGGCAATTGCTGGATTAAAACGCACGCCTGAGACATGTAATAAAATACGGATTAAACGTCTGCTACAGCCAGACCCCCGGCGTGGGAAACATCATTCAGAGAAAACGAAAAAACGTATTAGCGAGGTCAAAAAAGGTACCCCAAGTTCCTTCCGTGGAAAACACCATAGTGATGAGTCAAAAGAGAAAAACCGAAAAGCCCATTTAATAAATCTGCAAGGACAAGATTTTGGAAACGTAATTCCCATGTCTTTAGTAGCGTCTAATCCCCAATCCAAGTGGGCGGTTAAATGCATTGTTTGCGGGTCCGAGGGAATAGTGAGGGGGGATAGAATCAGAAGTGGTGATTCCGCTTTCATGAGAGCACACTCTGGGATACATGAAGTCTCGAATAGGGGGATACAAAACTAATGTACCTCTACCATTGCACCTCCACTGACCGAGTAGTAAGCATCCAGCATAAAGGGCTACAGCCTTCAATGGACCCACATTGGGGAGGAGACTTGGGAGATACTTCTCTGGGTAAAGTGTTCTTTGCTGATAACCCCCAGCACGCCTACTATTACGGTGAGATTGTCTTTCGTGACACCTTACAGTTAGAGGGAGCAGCGGGCGCTCCCATCCTGTTAAGAGTAAGAAACCTCCAAGGTATGGTACAGGACAAGCAAGATACCCACTCATTCTATGCCGAGAGGGTAATTCCCCCGCAAACCATTGAGATAATGTGGCATGGGTGGAAACCTATAAAGAGCGCCGGGGGATATTGGGATGAGATGGAGTACCGCCTCAATGACGATGAGAACGTTTATGAAGACTGGGAAGGTACCCCATTCGACAGTATAGAGGAAGTCTTGGCGGATGCCAAGGCGTCCATTCTAGCACCGGCTAAATCTGGAACTCTTAAAAGAGGGGACCGTATGCCAGATAAGACCAAACCCACTGTATGTTTTGTCCGCCACGGGCACACCCCCTATAACTCCTCTACCGGGGATTCCATGGATAGCCGCATCCGGGGATTCACCAATGTGCCCTTAGATGAGATTGGAAAACAACAGGCAGGGAAAACGGCCAAAAAATTTAAGGGTATGGATATAAAGGAGATATACTCCTCCGACCTTGACCGTGCCGCTTATACAGCAAATGAAATAAAGAAGGTCACGGGGGCTAAACTCTACCTCATCCCCAACTTACGACCGTGGGACCTCGGAGATTGGGCTGGAGATACGGTCCGAGAACATATTGAGGAACTCGAACTCCTCCAGAAAAATATCGACCAAGCCGCTCCCGGAGGCAAGCCCTTCCGGGAGTTCTATGACCGGGCGGTCAGCATTGTCAAGTGGCTACAGGAGAGAGCCATAAAGCTTAACGGGAGGATAGTTGCTGTCACTCACTCCCGGTTTTTGAACTCCCTGCCCTGCATCATTTCCGAGGGTGACCCTACTACCGTACCTCTGGCTGGGGGAGCCGCCACTGGGCAAGTCATTGAAATTGAAAAGGTTGACGGAAATTGGGCTATGCGAACCCTTGATGACGAGATTCAAGAAGTGGAAGAACAGAAGGCAAAATCCAAAGAAGGCGACTATACAAGCCATAAGAGAGGAACGCCCATGGGAATTTCTACGAAAGCAAGCGATTTGGCGGCATTGGTATCAAAAACCGCCCAAGTATTGTGCGAGGGGGACCACCCCAACGCCGATTCCGACCTACAAGCCATGGTGGGCGACCCCACGGATGTCCGTACTTCCACCTTTGCCCAGTTCCACCCCAATCCGGGGACCATGCAGCTTCCCAATCCTCTCAGCCCTATCGAGGGAGACGAGATTTTCTTCGCCTATATGCTGCCGGGGGCCGTATTCCAAGCTCATGATGGCAGCGAGTGGAACATCCTGTTTTATGACGGGGCCGACTCCATTCAGATTGAGAACCGCTGGTACCCAAGGATTTCATGGTTTGTGTCCATCGGAGATATCCGGCGCAGCATTCACCAGTGGATTGAACCCATCACTCAGACCGTTCCGCCTCCGCCGCCCGGCGTCGATTACAGCGCCCTGCCGGTCAAGGTCATGGACAAGGAAGACAACATCGGAAGTGCTGATGCACTGACCGATGACAAGGTCAGCGGCGGAAGTAGCTGGTAAATTTTGGCGGAGAGTCAGTGAAACAGTAGGAGGAAACATGGTAATCACCTCAGCAGTAGTCGGTTTGGCAATCAGCCACGTCGTAGCCATCGTCGTTGGATGGTGGGCAAAGGCCAAGGCCGTAGCCACGGCAGAAGCCGCCAAGGTTAAGCCGGAAGCCGAGAAGGTTCTCGCCGCAGTCAAGGCAGAACTTGCCAAGGCAGAAGCCGTTGCCGAGACGGATGCGAAAAAGGTTATCGCCGCCATCAAAGCAAAGCTGTAACCAACCGGGGGTTCCCGCCTATCATGCCTGTTCAGTGGCTTGGTAACTGAAACGCCTATCGAGTTCTTTGTAGGGAGCATTTATGCTTGACTTGACGGGCGGGAATCTCGTCGCTTATCTCCGCAGAGTTATCGAAGACGCCGTAAACCGGTCCCCCCGGTTCCGGTACACCCTTGGAGAAGTCTCTTCTCAGTACAACAACCTCATTCAATGGAAGGACGCTCAAATCAGCATCAAGAACGTCACCTCCACCGGCAACCGCCTCTCTCCTGACTACTTCATGTGCAAGAACTACGGGCGGGCAATTCTTGCCAAAATCCAGAGCAAAGAGGGGGGATTCATTGAGTGGGTGCAAGAGGTGGATTCCACCCGGCAGACGCCCGCAGCCGGGGTATACTATTTCAATGTGGATGAGGTCAATGAGCAGACACGGGACGTAGACCTAACCATCCAGAAATACACATGGCAAGAGGGTAAGGTTGTCAACGCCCAAGGCTCCATCGTCTACTTCGCCCCCCAAATTGACGGCACTACGGTCTCAGGGTATGTCTCAGGCAGGGGAAGCCCCCCAACGCCTCTGGAAACGGCTGTAAACGACGGCACGTGGCAAACTACGCTCGTTTCTCCTCCTGTGCCGGTAGATTTGCTCCTCGCCCCGCATTTTGGCTATTTGCTGACCGATACCCCAGCCGGGTTGGTCCTCTTCGCCGGGTCCCCACCCGTCCAGCTTACTCCCCTGTTGGATTACTGGTATCAACAGACCGTCCAGCAAGTGGTATGCCAAAGTACCGTGGGAGGACAAGAAGTCGTTGGCATTCCGCTGGGCCTTGTGGACGTTCCGGGAGGCGGAAGCCCGCCGCAGATGGTTCAGACCCTCCTCTCCTTCACGCTTACGGACCAGAACGGCTACGAACTTATCAAAGGGAAGGATTACACCTACTTTGCCAGCAATGATTGGCTGGAACTCTCTCCGTACACGCCGCCCGGAATGACCATTACGGCAAACATGGTCGTTAAGGTTGACCCCACGGGCGTACCGGGGACCAACCCGGAGAATATCCTACAGACGCAAGTGACGGAGGGAAACAGTCTAGCACCGGGGCAGGTATTCGTACAGACCTCTCTCGGAAACTACACGTCACTCGTACCCAATACGGATGGGACTTGTACCTTGCCCACTCTTCTCTTGCCGGGGGAATGGTGCCGCTGGGAAGTTCGAGTAGATACAGGAAGAACAAAGGCCCGAGCCAAAAAGTACAACCTCAATGAGAATGTCCTCCCCGGCCTGCGGATAGCTATCGGTGACAACGTTCTCAAGGATGACCAAGTGGCTATCATCGTGCAGCCCTACACCGCCGAGACCTATGAGGTATACGGGAGCAAGGAGAACCTGACCTTCACCGTGGACTGCCGGGCAAATGACCTCCAGACCGCCTCCGACCTCAGCGAGTTGCTCCGCCGAGAGCTTCTCATCATGCGCCGGACGAATATGGAGGCAGACGGCATCACCTTGTTTGAAGCCAGCCGGTCGTATGTGGGATTGCAGCGTGACCTCAGCGGCACCGCTCCACAGTTTGTCTACAGTCTGACTGTTTCCGCTATGGCAGATTGGAAAGTGTTTGTACCACTGGTCACCCGGCTGGTCACCTTGGAAATAACCAGCACCGCCACGGTGTCATCCTACGGTCCGGGTATATCGCTTACGCCCCGAGTCAAAGTGTTTGGCAACACCAAGTTCTTAGAATCTTACACGTAACCGGTCAATCTTCAATTCCATCCGCCCGTTCGCCGGTATTGACAATGACCTGTACCAGCCTCATTTCTTCGACCACTCCCACCGCAAGTTACTGCCGTCGTATTTCTCAAAAGCGAGGCAGGGACTCCCGAGGGGAGCATGGGCTGACCCGGCGATTTCGGGGTAGTGTTTCATGCGTATATACCGCAGTACTCTGCGTCAGGATGCTCTTTGCAATATGGGCATGGGTCCACATGTATGCGGCTCAAGACCCGTGCGTAATACTCAATGTAAGGCTCCTCGTATCTTCCCGTCATGGGGCGACCGCACTTTGCACAATACATGTCAACTTCTAAAGAGATGGTCCCCGCACTGCTCGTAATAGTCATACTACCCTCACTTGTTAAAGCCCGGATGCGAGACGCCTTCACTGGACTTCGGCTTAATCTTCATTCCCTTTAGCCGTTCGATGGTTTCGTCAAATGGCCGGTCAAGGCATTGCGTAGCGACCACGAACTCCCGCAGGTGGGCAATGCTGAGGTCGTTGGTTTCCTTCGCCCAACCGGCTATTTGCTCTTTCGTGAATTTCTCTCCGATGGCACGGGTCAGATACATGCGTCGGGCCGACTCGTCCGGCATAGGGACCTTTATCACTTCGTCAAAGCGGCTCGGGCGGTTGACGATACGAGGCCCGAGGTTCTCAGGGTAGTTCGTCGTGGCGATATGCACCACGTTGTTTACCTGATGCTCACCGTCCAGAAAGCTGAGCAAATCGTGTTCGCCCCGGTGCTCAATCACTTCCTCAATATCTTCCATGATGACGATAAGCGGGCGGTCCGGCTCTATCCGGCGAAGGACCCGCAGAGCGTTGATTGCCATGCCCGGATGCTGGCAGATGATGACAATACCGCCCCGCTTGATGAGCTTTTCAATAAGCAGAGCGACCGTCGCCGTCTTACCCGACCCGGCGTTGCCCCACAGGAGGATACCCCGCTTGAACAGGATGCCCATAGCGGAGAACTTCTCCTTGGAGTCCCAAAAGGTTTCGATGGAGTTGATGACCTGTTGAGTGACCGTCTCCCCAAGGTCATAAAGGGTGTCAGTCATTGGCTTGGACTTGAGGAAGTATATCCTCCCGTCGCTGTCCTGAGAGAGGTTGTAGACCCCCGGAGGAAGCGTATCAGTGGTCTTGGAGGAGGCGGAAAAGCTACCGTTAGGATGCACCTGCCACTGGCAGACGTTCATGGTGATGACATCATCGGATTCGTCGCTCCCCGTGGGACCTTGGGCGCTAGTCTTATTTCCACGGGGAACACCTTGGTCTGAATCCCTTGCTGCCTTATCGTTCATCCTACCTTGCAGTTCCGCCCAATCGTCGGATGCTGACATATTTTCTCCCTCACATTTCGGCATTAGTCATCTTCCCGGTTGTAGCGGTCATAACCGCTGGAGATTTCCCGGACTTCGTCAAGGGTCTGGTGCCGCTTAATTACCCCATCTTCAAATACTGTCTCCAGCTTATCTTCGTGGCCTGTGGCGAGCTTCATATCGTATTCCTGCTCCACAGTCTCGAATTCCCCATCCGACAGTTCCAAGAGGGAGAACCTGCCGCCGATGGATGCCTTGGACGGGTCGGTCTTAACCGTCTTGTGAACATCCTCCCACCGACCGTCCCGGCAGATAGCGGAGCATTTGATGGCGAACCGCATGGTATCACGGTTCTGCTGTTGAAGCAAAGCACCGCCCATGCCGTAGCCCCAGTTGTCCATGGACCACCCGGCCCGTGTCAGGTGACTGTTGATGCGGCAGATGTTCTGGTAGTTGACTCCGTCGCCTTGGATGACCCGGACCTGCTTGGGCAGGACCTTCCAACCCTTAGCGTTTGTCTCGAAGCCAAACTTCTCGGCAATGGCGTTGAACATGTCTTCAATGACGACACAGGGGTCACCGCTATCCGGGCGCAGGACCACCACGCCGTCACGCCGCAGAATTGTTTCCCGCAACTTGCCGCCGAAGATGTTAGCAACGGCGTTGTGGGTGTCGTAGCTGTCTACCACGAGCGCCACGAGGCCAGCCGGGACCTTCTCCAGCATGTTGGCATAAGCCTCAGCCTCGGCATCCTCACCCCACGAAGTAACGGTGGAGTGCTCCATCGCCGGGATGGAGAAACCGGCGCAGGGGCAATCGTAGAACTGCTCCAGAAGCGAAAGAGCCGCCATGGTGTCGGTGCCCATGAAATTGACAAGGTGGGCAGCCCCGCCGATAGCAGCGGTCTCCTGAGAGCTAACGCCCCTGTATCCGAAGTCGTGCAACTTGAAACCGAGTCCAGCCGGGTCACCGGTACGCACAAGGTCCCTGCCGATGGTCTGCTTGATTTCAAATGACAGGGTCCCAACCGTGATGGGATACCACACTTGCAGGAGTTGGGTTTCCGCCCAGTTGGTCAGCCACGGGAATTCCTTGTCGGTGTTTTCGATGGTCATCAACACGTTCTTGATGGGAACCACGGTACCCTCTTTAACCGCACGAATGCGCAGGGGCAACTTGCCGCCATGCTTTTCCAGCAACCGCATCCAGCCGTTGAAGTTGAATACTTCATCGTTGCCGAAATGCCGGTGACAAATGCGGGCAGCTTCGTGGACATCTTTCTTGGTGAACACCTTGCCCTCGAAGTATGCGGCGAGGATGTATTGCAGCCCGGAGAACAATGTGTGCTGCCAGAAACCACCCCGGCTCATGAGGTAGCTGTACACATATTCCGCATCCGAAGGATACTGAAACCAGTGCGACAGCTTGTAGCTGTCTGTCCTTAAAATGGGGTTAAGCTTGAGTGCTTTGGGCATGTGTGTTCTCCTTTTTGGTAAGATGTTGTTGCAGCATCTCGAAGAGAGGACGATGCTCCTTCTCAAAATCCTCCACAGTCAATTTGCTTATGTCAAACCACTGCGCTTGGGAAAGGTCATCGCTGCCCTTCCCGCCCATAGTCATACTGTACGCCATGAAGAAGACGGTCTTGAAGCCCTCAGATGGCTCCGAGCGCCAGCGCCAGCTATCGACCTTGCGGGAGCCGACATATTCAAGGTCTTGGATGTCCAGACCCGTCTCCTCGAACGCTTCCTTCTTGGCATCAGCCTCGAAGGTTGGCGTGCTGAATATTGCGTGCCCGCCCGGAAAACGCCAGAACGTGTCATCTGGCTTCTTGCCGAGGAGAAGCATCAAACCCTTCTCCGCCTTGTGCAGGATAGCAATGTCCACCACGGTGACAAGCCGGGGCCACAGTTGGTTCATGGCGTAGATGACACCCGCCCGGAAAAATGGCGACTCCATGACATTGTTGGTCAGCTTGGCACGGATATCCGTGCTGGTAAGGGACGCCGGGACCTCTATCTCCAGTTCCTTGACCTTGTGCTTCCCGTGATAGAAGGGAGCGAATGAGTCCCTACTACCGTATAATACCACTTCGTGGGGAACTTCTCCCACGGCTTCGGAGATGCGCTCATCCAAACTGTCTGACCACTGTTCGTCGGTCTTGCAGTCCCGCAGGGGCAATACGGTGAACTCGGGGAACTTCGCCTGAATCATTTTCTTCCGAGTCTCGAAGTCTAACGGGTCGTGCCGGGTCGGACCGACCTTATTGCAGCCAAGGAATACGATAACCCGCTGGTGACGCCCACGCACAATACGAAAAATTTCAAGGTGCCCGTCATGGAGTTCGTGAACTTGGAACCGGCCAACTAAAACACCAAATGATGGTTTGGTCATGATACCCTCCTGTATCGTTCCCCCAACTCATATCGTTCAATTAATTCAATGCACTGTCCCTGTTCCGTCCACTCTCTAGAAAACTTACTGATTAAACTGAACAACTCTTTAACAGACAAATCGGATGTTACTCTTTTCCTACAATTTTCGGAGTGTGTGACATACCGGCAATTTGCTGGATGCCTTACTATCTCCGGGAAAACCCCAAGAGCATATGCCTGTTTTCGAGACAGCCTATGGTCTCGTACCAACCCAGTCTTATTCTTAACTGGATGAAATATACCCAACTCAGAAACTCGTCTCTTTGTCTCTATTGGCTGAAATTGTAGCAAGTTAGCCCCATTAACCCAATTCGATAATTTCCGGTATAGAGCAAAATCAGACAAGTTTTCTAGCGGCGTCCAATTGCCGTGTTCCTCATTTACTTTTCTTACACGTTTACGATATTCATCAGTAAACTTCTCCCTTGATTTAGTACCAATCTTTCTCTTGGATTTTTCTGAGCAAGGGTGTGATATTCCTTTATGGCCCTCACTTAGCCGTTGTAACCATACGTTGCCAAAAACCCTTCCTCGGTTTGCTGTTCCCGCCCCCCATCGTTCTCTTGGGTTTAGCATACGTAGCGAAACCTGTTTAGAAATAAGTTTCTTTGTATGTTTAGACACTTTGTTTCCATAGTTGGGGTTACCGGTCCCTGAAAAGTCCCTACTCCTTTTTAGGTCCGAGCATTTCCTGCTACAGACTATACGAGGCATTTCATGCCCTGATATCAAAAATCTCGTGGAACATTCACTACACACCTGTAAGAACTGGTGCCGTTTCTTTTTCCCTTGAAACCCCTCATTTCGTTTTAAGCATGTTCCTCGAATCTCATTATTTCCCACCCCTGTCTTGCAATGAAAGCACATTAACACGATTTTATCCTCCTATTAAAGGAGTTGAAAGTCATGTTTATTGTGCTAGTCATGAGACGGATTTATACTGCAATTCCCTTTTTGGCTTTCATTACGATATCATCATATGCGGTGAATGGGCACAGAGAAGCGTTTAAGCTAAAACTGGACTTGTCAAATTCTACCGTAAGGATGCGTATTCTGTTTTCCATGCGGAAGACCCGAACATGTTGCCATGGCTCGTCCTGCACCTCCAAAAACTCGCAGTAAAAGTACGCCTGCATCTCGTGCGTCCAGTTATCGAGCAATACTCTTATCTCGGTCTGGAGCATACTGGTGACCGCTCTACCCATCAAGGGTCTGAATCGCTCCATCAAGTTCTGCTGGAGGTCAGCGTCCGAAAGTGAGTCATAGTCGCTCATAGATTATAGAAATCTTCCTTCAACTGACGCACAAACTCAGCGACCGGCGGGGCGGGTGATTCCACGGGGATTCCACTGCTCCCAACACAGCCCAGCCTCAATCAGGTCATACGTGTGGATAATCTTGGCACCGGGGATGGGCTGACCATCCGGCCCACCGGGGAGGCATGTTAAGCCCTTGACGGTCAACAGTGTCGATGCTGATTTGCTTACCCGTGGAGAAATAAAGGTCCCAATCTACGTCATAGCTGTGTTCGTAGCAGGTTGAGCAATGTTCCTCGGAATGACCATCCTTGTCGGTGGTGGTATAACAGTTGCACTTGTAGGAGTGACGGCAGGAAACTTCCTCCCGCTGTTTTTGAGTGATGGACCCGCTCCAAATCTCTGTGTCGCTCGTGACGTCGTAGAACTCCAGTGCCAGCCCGGCACCGGTGATAATAGCGCAGGCAACAAGGGTGCAGATAGCCTCACCGAGACCATGACTCTCCACAAGGATTCCTTGCTTGTGAAGAAGGTAAGCAATGAGACAAAAGATGATGGGTAAAAGCATTAACGGGAAAAAATACATGCGGCCTCCCTATGACCGTTTCTTGCGGAGTTCCCGAGCACGTTCCCGCTTGCTGCGCTCTTCGTAGTCTTTCTGGTTATCGGCTCCCAACTGCATGGAGGACAGGATGATGTCGCAAATTGCGCTACGAAACTCTCCCTTGCCGATGGCGATGCACGCATGTCCTGTCCAAAATTCGACCAACTCATTGGTGGTCATGTCTTTAAGTTCCTTCATCATTTCCTCCCGCAGAGTACCACTCCTCGAATCCGTCCACTTATTGTGGGATGAAGGACTCGGGTGGGTCAGGCTTCTTAATGACCTTCCCCGTGTCTCTTGCCCAATCCTGAAGGTCTTGAATCGTAAACCACCCGGAATTGTACTTGCTCTGTTCAAACGGGTTGAGCCAGACAACAAGCTCTCCACTCTTATTATACCTCGGTGAGAGAGCAAAAAATCCCTTTTTCTTTTTCCGTAGCAAACTTTCTATACGGGTCCGCTTGAACTCCCGGCGAACCCTGTTGTCCAGACGGTCTGTATTCACCCACGCCTTCTTCACCGCCTTGGGCATCTGACTGATAATAATGAAAGCGAGACTGGAGCCCTGAGCCCACCCGGAGGAGAGTCGGGCAATGGCGATGTCCTTGCGCAAGAAGGCTTCGTAGACCTGCTTGAGCCGCACAATCTCCATCTTGTCATCGGAGGTAATACAGAAGGACTCCTCATCCCACGCAGCGTACATGCCTTTGCGGTTGGTCAGCCCAAGAGTTTTCCAGTAGCGTATTTCCACCGGCTCACGCTCTTCAAGCCAAAGGGATACAGAATCGGGAAGAAGAATCCCTTGACGATGCCTGCATTTGACCCACATGAGGCCCTCTGCGACCTTGATAATCTTGCGGCGGTTCATGCCGAGAAACCGGGTGTCTGATGTGACCCCGAAACGGTCCAGCAACTTGGCAATACCCCACTCGTGCTCGGCGCAGAAATCATAGCCGAGAATGGCACCCCACACCCGCCCATGTTCCGTGGGAATGCTAACATCGAAGTATCCGGTTCTCATATCAACTCCTTGCTTGGGTGAAATGACCCTTTCCTCGGTTGGGGCGTTTCTGCTGGAGCACCGGGTGCTCAGTGATAAATGCCCAATGCGGGTTGGCTTCCAAAAGTTCGTGATAAAAATCCTGCATTTCCATGAAGTCACCCTTGGTGTTTCCCGGATGAACCCCCGGACGCATCCGGTCCGAAGCCTGCTTGTAAAGTCCCTTTAACCGCTTCCGGCTAATCGGAAGGATTACACGGAAGTACTTCCACGCTCGGGCTTCCGCCCGGCGCTGGTCAAGTTCTTTCATATTAAACTCCTTGCCTCAATGCCGTAGCAGAGGCTAATCTTCCATTGAAATTTGGTGTCTTACCAACCAGCCGTCAGGTTCCTTCCCAAACGACGGGCATCTGCGAGCAAGTAAGGAAGCATTTCTAAACGCACACGCTCATACCTTGCCTTGCGCTCTTCTTCGGTTTCTTGGGGAGCTATCCCCATTTTACTCAGAAACTCAAGGTCTTGCGTGGTCATTTCCATACTTCCCTCCACCTACAGTATACCACGGGAAAGGGAATTTATGCAGATAAAAGTGCAAGAGCGGCGTAGTACATGAGAATTAAATGCATGGTGTTGTCCGCCGCCGCATAAACCAACCCGGTGAATGCCGCCCGGAGAGCATGGTAGTTAGAGACCTGCTCGAACTTGACGGGGATGCCCTCCTTACCATGCTCCAAAAACTCTTCAAGAGACCGCCCTCGTATCAATTTAAGCCACTTGTCCGCCAATCCATAGCGGTCAATATAGAAGTGACTGACAAAAACCCAAAGCGGCCATAAAACAAAACGAATAAAGGGGTCCAACCCAATGAACAGGGGAAACGTCGTCGCCGTAACTGCCAAGGTATAGAGAAGGCAGTGAACAGCACATTTGAAGTGACTGGAGCTCTTGTTCATCGCCATCCACTTATTCTGGAGAAGATAATCCCCAATCAAATGCCCGAGAAATATCGGGGCAAACGGGTCGGAAGAACTCATAAACCCCCTATTCGTCAAGTCGTGAGATTTCGCTGGTGGTGCGCAACAGCGCCCGGAGACCCTTAGCGTGCTTGCAGGGGGTCTTGACGCCGGTCAAAACCAATCCGAATTTGAAGGCACAGTCCGTGCAGGTGCAGATGATGTTTGCCGAACCGTTCCCCCAGCCCGCCTTCCGGGTCTTGACTGCTTGCAGCATGTACCCGGCCTCGGGGTCGGTCAACGATGGGGTAACGAACGTTCTGACCGCCACGCCATCGGGAAGCTGAGCGGTGATGCGCTGCGGGGTACCAATTTCCAGATAATCACCCGGCATTAGACCGGGGTATTGCTTGATGATGGATGCCATACATCCTCCTATAACACACAGTAATAAATACTGAACTTTTAAGGGTTTTTAATGCTTGCCACAGACACAGGGTAAACCACGGTTTATGTGCTGATGCTTGCAACGTGCCTTAAGATTCCCAGTATTGGCAACCGCTATTTTATCTCGCTGGGCTTTCGGCATCACATATCCTGTATGCGCTAAGGACATATTTCTCCTTATTTCGTCAGTATACACTCTTTCCCTTGCCATCTTAGCTATCCGCTGGCGCTCAGACTCGGGCATACCTTGCTCTATCTTTATCTTGGATAGGAGCCGTTTCTGTGCTTCAGACATTGGGCCTTTCTTCTTGCCCCGCTGAATATCCCCAATGAGCTTTCTGGTCTCCTTAGAATGATGCCAACCACCTGATGCTATCCGGCTAGTAATGGTTTTCCTACGCCGGTCCTCAGTCCACTTAGTACCCAAACAACTTCCCGCCTTCGGAAGAGTGTTATAGCCGTTTTTGTAACTACCATAAAAATCTAGCCAATGCTGCTCTCGGGCTATGAGGGTCTCCCGGACAGGCTCGCATTGTTCAATAACTACAAATTCCCACGCCTGTTTTCCGTACTTTCTCCACGCTCGGAGAAATTTCTGACCACTGTGGATTCCCCTGCTAAGCTCCTTAAGGTGGGTTGCTTTTCGTCTTTCAATGTGGACAGAGCTTCCGATGTACCACTTTTCTGTTATCGTATTTCTCCACCCGTAGACGCCGCTAGTCTTCATTCTTCTTCTACCTCTGTATTAGGAGTAGAAAGTTGATATTTACAAAACTCCGATTTCAGAAAGGAACCTAGAGGGTCGAACGGAGATTGTATTGGGTCCACGGAATTCCAATGCATGAACACAAATGTTCAAAACATCCTTTGCCCTCGTACAGGCCACGTATAGAAGCCTCCGCTCCTCCTCCCACTCGGTTGGAGTAGTACAAAAACGGTGGGGAATGCTGCCCTCAGTGACATTGGTGACATAGACCCGACGCCACTCTAACCCCTTGGCGCTGTGGATGGTACTGATGGTTACGGCCCCCTCTTCATCATCTTCATCGGTGGGGCGCTCCATGGCAAGCTGAAACACAAGGTCTTCGGCAGATAAACCGGTATCATTGACCAGACCTTCCACCAAAGAAACAAACCGGTCAATGTTCTCACACTTCGTCCGTGCCTTGCTGGCCTCCCGTGCATACTTCTGATTGATGTAATCCTTGTACCGAAAGAGGTTAATGATTTCCTCTAAAGCGGCCATTGGAGAAGAAAGGCGGCTCTTCACTTCCCCCATTGCCCGAGAGAACAAGTCAAGTTTATCATTGGTACCGCACGCCGCCAGCAGGTCGCCGCCGTGGTCGGCCTCCGCCCGGACTCGTATCTTTTCGATGGCTACATCCCCGACTCCCCGCTTGGGAGTGCTGATTGCCCGACTAAAAGCGGGGTAATCTTTGGGGTTGACCGCCAGACGGAAATAAGAAAGCAGGTCTTTGATTTCCTCGGTTTGAAGTAATCCCCTGCCGCCCCGGACGATATAAGGGATACGCAGGCGAACGAGCGCACCTTCTAGGTCCCGGACCTGGATGGCGCTACGCACGAGGATGGCATTATCCTTGTAGTCAATGTGCTTTCCCTTAACGCCATTGTCGTGTTGTATCTCCCGAGCGATGATGTTGGCGATTTCTCCCGGCGTGCTAGAACGAATGAGCCGGGCGGTGCCGGTCTCTACTTCCTTGTCCCCCTCCATTCCCCGGAACACTTGCATCTTGAGGGGAATGACCTCGGTCATCGTGGCATTGATGCGGTTGGATAACCGGATGATGGCGGGAAGGCTCCGGTGGTTGCGAGAGATACGATACAGGTCCGGTACATGCCCACGCCAGCCCTCACTAAACTCCTTGAGCAACCGTGGCTCTGCCCCCTGAAAGGCGTAGATAGAATTCCCAACCGGTACTTCATCAGCTACATATCTATGGTCTATCTCTACGTCAAGGGAGTACACTAACCCGGAGTAATTCTCGGAGATGACTGAAGTTATCGGAGAACTACCCCTGTCTTCCAGATGAGGCAATTCCATAACTTCAGGAATAAGGTTGGCTGCGACTATCTTGAAATATGGACTCCGTCCCCAATTCTGCCTGTTCTTTTCAGGCTTACTCCATATGGGGTATTCAAATAGAAGACCTTGGTCCTCCAGACACCTATACCCGCCACTGGGGTCAGACGCAGCAAATATCCGCTTCACCTGTTCGATGCTTTTTTCGGATAGTCCGTAATTTTCAAATTCGGTATGAGGTATGCCGTACCTAAGAGAAAATATCTGTTCTTGGGTCTCTGCTTCAATGTGGTCATCTGTAATTTTTAGCAACCACATCTTGTCGCATTTCTGAACCGCCGCCCTTCGGGCGAACAAGCTGACATTGCCAGACCCTTTGAGCGTAACCCTACCGACCCTAAATCCCCAGTCCTGTCGCCACATAAGATAGACTGCAAAAACTCTTCTCGTGGTCAAGGATGGAGAAAATCTAGCCCAGAACCAGTGATTGGGGGTAACTCTGGTTGTATTTCCCTTATAGGATACAGAAAGCATCCTTCCATTATACATACGGCTAGAAGTCTTTATCTTTCTTCCATCTAAAACCACAAACTGCTTCTTCTGCCCCCTTCTACAAACCCAAAACGGGCTCCAAGACACGACTCTGTTGCCATCACGAAGCTCGCTTATATCCTTTAACGTGACTTTTGCACCTGAAAGTTTGTATGCTCGCTTCTCAAGCACTCTTACCTTTGTTCCCGCAGGCTGACATTGGGCCAAATCTCCGACCATATACAGGTTTTGATTAGAGTCGGGTAGCAAGTTATTGACAAAAACATGCTGGGTCGGGCTGAGGTCTTGACTTTCATCGACCAAAACATGCCAAAACCGAGATTGGAGCTTCAGTTTCCATGCTGACTGCTCTGCTGCTCGTTTATTTACCAGTAACACCATGTCGTCAAAATCCACCATCCGGCACTTTTTCTTCTCTTCCTCGAAGCTGTACCAAATCTTGGTCTCCCAGTCTTCCAGAGCGTGATATCCGGCGTGGTGTTCAAGGGCCTCCTCATGCACTTCATCGGTGTAGTCGGCGGAGAATCCTATCCCCCGTGCCCGATGGTAGCCGAGCTTCTCAAGGAACCGATAGGGATTGTGTTCCTCCCCCGGTTCGGGCTTGCTCCGTTCGATGAGCTTCTTTACCATTTGAGATTGGTCATAGTCGTCCATCGGTGTGACCCTTCCCTCGAATCCGAAACCCTCGGGGTCTTTACGGATGGCATTCAAGGCAAGGCTGTGGATGGTACTGATGTGCG